GAGTACCGGCAGGACGAGATTTTTCACCTGCGGTGGATGTCATCGGACGGCGTTCGAGGGTACGTGCCAACGGCCCTGTCGAAGGACGCGATCGCCCTCGCTCGGGCGACGGAACTGCACTCGAGCGCGTTCTTCGGCAACGGAGCCAAGGTCGGCACGTACATCGAGACCGACCAGCCCCACAAGCCGGAGGCTCTCCAGCGGTTCCGCCAGCAGTGGGACGAGGCACATCGCGGGCCGGAGCGAGCGTTCAAGACCGTCGTGATGCCGTTCGGCTTCAAGAAGAAGGACGATCCGGTCAACAACGCAGACGCGGAACTTGTGTCCACACGGCGCTTCCAGTTGGAGGAGGTCTGCCGGGCATACCGGGTGCCTCCCCATCTGGTCGGCGACCTGTCGAATGTCCGCTACAGCACGGTGGAGCAGGCGGCGATCGACTACAAGACGTTCAGCATCATGCCGTGGTGCCGGCGGTGGGAGTTGGCGTGCCGTCGCGACCTCGTGGTGGACGACAAGACGTACTTCGTCGGGTTCGATATGAACTCGCTCATGGCCGGCGACTACGCGGCCCGCTCAACGTACCTCCGCGAGGCGTTCAACACGGGCGCCCTCGATGTCGACGAGTACCGGGCGGAGATCGGCTACAACCCGCTCCCCGGCGACCTCGGCAAGAAGCGGTTCGTGCAGGTCAATATGCAACTTCTGGACGCATTCACCCTTGAGACACCGAACGGCCAGCCGCCCCAAGCCCCTCCGACCAGCCTCCCGGCCGAGGAGCAGCCTCCAGAGCAGCAAGACGGCGACCAACCGCCAGCGGAAGCCGAGGCCGACCGATCCATCGACGCATCCGAAGCACTTTTCCGCACGACTCTCCGACGCATCGCAGCCGTCGAAGCCGACGGAATCCTCGCCCGCCGGTCGAAAGCGGAGAAAATCACGCAATGGTTCGGCCAAGTCGAGGAGAAACTGCGTGAAGAGTTACTCGACGCAGCAAATGCTACTGGTCGAGACATTGACTCGTTCGTGGTATCGTGGCTAGAGCGCTCGAAAGACCTGCTTTTGGACTGTCATCGCAGCGGAAAACCCTACGAAACGGTCACCGATCGCTGGTTCGAGGCTCATTTCGAGGAGGAGAACGATGTCCGCGAACGAAATTGAGCGCCGGATCACCGCATCCGACACGGCGATCGAGTACCGCGAGGTCGACGGCGGCGAAAAGCGGCCCGTGATTGTCGGGTATGCGGCCGTATTCCAGTCGCCTTCGAGAGATTTGGGTGGTTTCATCGAGACCATCCACCCGCGGGCGTTCGATGACGTCCTGAAGACGAATCCCGACGTCGTCGGCGTGTTCAACCACGACAAAAATATGCTTTTGGCGCGTTCCGCGAACGGTTCGCTCCGCCTGAAGGCCGATCCCTACGGCCTGCGCTACGAAATGATGCCTCCGAAGACGAAAACGGCCGACGAGGTCGTCGAATTGGTCTCCGGCGGGTACGTCACCGGGTCGAGTTTCGCGTTCGCAGTGTCTCGGAGCGGCGGAGACTCGTGGAGCACGGACGAACGAGGCATCCGCCGGCGAGAAATCCGCTCGATCTCACTGCTCGACGACGTCGGACCAGTCGTTCGGCCTGCCTACGAGGCGTCCAGCGTGGTCGTGAGCCGTCGGGCGATCGAAATGGCCCTCGGCGACGCTTTCCGGCCGAATCAGACGATGGCGAACGCGGCTCGGAAGGGTCTGCGGGCCGCCAAGTCGCGTGGTGACTTCGACGAGCGGCTCGTCGCGGTCGCCGAACGCATCGCGGAGCGCGAGGTTCTCTCCGTCGAGGAGGTCGAGTTCCTCGCCGGCACGCATCAGCGGTGCCACGAGGTCCGTTCCGTCGGCTGGTCCGGCTCGCCGGCGTGGGTCGAGTGGATGCTGGCCGGCGGCGACGGCGGCGAGAAGTGGGTGCAGCGTCGCTCTCTCGCACAGCGAGAGAGCGAAGTTCGGACGCCGGAGGCTGCATTCCAGATTCCAGAATCTGGAACGGCCGAGGATCGCGCCGCCCCGAACGAACTCTCCGAAGGCGACTTCGTCGCGTGGGACGGCAGCATCGGCCGCGTCGAGCACGTCATGCGTGAAGGCTCGATCCAAGGCATGACGGCGACGCCGGAGGCGCCGCTGGCCGTGGTGACGCCGTTCGACGACGGCGAGCCTGAAGACTACATGGTCGCCGTGATGGTCTCGGAACTCACGAAGACCGACCAGCCGGAGCCAGACGAGGACGACGAAGAGGACCGTGCCGCCGGCGACAAGTCCCAGTCGACGCCCGCCCCGGAGAAGGACCGGATCGCCGGCAGCGACAAGAACAAAGAGGGATCGGCGAAGAACGCGAGTGGCCGGATCGCCGTGTCGCAGGCGGTTCGAGCCGGCCTCCAGAACAAGGTCCGCGACCACAACGAAGCCATGCGTGAGGACGAGAAGCCGTCGTGGTCTCGGACGACGCTCGGGCAGTTGCTCGCGGTCTACCGGCGAGGCGCCGGGGCGTATTCGACCAGCCACCGGCCGGGCGTGAGCCGCGGCGCGTGGGCGATGGCCCGCGTGAACGCCTACCTGTACCTCCTGCGAAACGGCAGGCCGCAGGACGCGAAGTACGTCACCGACAACGACCTCCTGCCGGCCGACCACCCGAAGTCGTCGAAGGAGCGGAGCGTCGAGGCGGACGTCGAGGAGCGAGAAGTCGACCTGAAGCCGACGGCCGGCATGGCCGCCGCGGCCCGCCGTGGACTCCGCCTCCACGAGGAGGGCAAGTCCGGCGACGGCCTCAAGCCGGAGACGGTCGCGAGGGCGAATAAGATCGCACGCCGCGAGGAACTCACGCCGGACCACGTCCGCGAGATGAATGCGTGGTTCGCACGCCACGAATCGGCGAGCAAGTCGCCCGGCTGGGACACGCCGGGTGCTGAAAAGCCGGGGTTTGTGGCGTGGGAACTGTGGGGCGGAAACGCCGGGCAAGTGTGGTCAGCACGAAAGGTGGCGCAGATGAAACGCGAAGCAGAGCGGTCGGAGCCTGCGGTCGCCGAGGTCGAGCAGCAGGTCGAGCAGGTGCAGCAGCCGGAGCCGGTCGTGGACGTCGATGCGACTGACGCGGCGGCCAAGTTGGCCGCACTTCAGGAGGCTCTGCTCTGGACTAAGTTGCACGACACCGACGGTTGATGTTAATCTACAAGTAGATACAAGCATCGCGATGGATGTCGCGATGGTCAGTGCGAGCGACGTGAGGATTCACGCCTGCGGCGCGCTAGCGGGAACACCCGCCGGCCGTCGCATCGTCGCGTATGGCCGGCTCAACAAGGAGCAGGCCAATCATGGCGTCGAATCTCAAGAAGTTGCAGGACCGGGCCGCCGCGGTCGCCGCTCGCATGGCCGAACTCGGCAAGATCGAGGATCGCTCGGCCGAGGACAATCAGGAGTTCGTCGCGCTCGGCGCTCAGGCCAGCGAACTGACCGCCCAGATCGGCTTCGAGCGTCGGCTCGCCGAGAAGGAGAAGGAACTCCGCGAGGTCATCGAGAAGGCGGCCCCCGCCCCCGTCGTGACGCCCGCCGAGACCGAGGCTCGCGCCGAGGAGCAGAAGAAGGTCGAGATTCGGGCCAGCCTCCCGCATCACACCTCCCTGCGTGCCTTCGGTGACGGCCCCGACGCCGTCGAGAGCGCCTACCGCTGCGGCCGGTGGCTCCGGGCGCACATCTTCAAGAACTCCGAAGACCTCCGGTGGTGCAAGGATCACGGCGTCGAGAGCCGTGCGATGGGCGAAAACAGCAACGCCTCCGGCGGAGCGCTCGTCCCCGACGAGTTCGCCAATCGCGTGATCCGTCTGGTCGAGTCCTACGGGACGCTCCCGCCGGCGTGCGAGAACATCTCGATGACCCGCGACACGCTGGTCATCCCCAAGCGGCTCACCGGCACGACCGCCTACTTCGTCGGCGAAGGCTCGGCCGTGACCGAGAGCGAGCCGACCTACGGCAACGTGTCGCTCGTGGCCCGCAAACTCGCGGTCGGTTGCAGGATGTCTACCGAGTTGGTCGAAGACTCGCAGGGCGTGGTGGGATTGGCCGATGCAGTTGCCACCGAGTTCGCCCAGAGCCTCGCCTACAAGATCGACCTCTGCGGCTGGCTCGGTGACGGGACGCTCGGAACCTACGGTGGCATCCACGGCATCGTTGACAAGATCAACGACGGCACGCACACCGCCTCGGTTGTGGGTGCCATCGCTGGCAACACCGGCTTCGAGACCCTCGACCTCGAGGACTTCCTCGCCGCGATGGGCAAGTTGCCGATCTACGCGAGGGCCGGTGCTCGGTGGTACGTGTCTCCGGCCGGCTACGCCGCGTCGATCGCCCGCCTGAAGTACGCCGCCGGTGGCAACACCGTCGAGAACGTGCAGGCTGGAACGGTCGACACGTTCCTCGGCTACCCCGTCACGCTCGTGCATGTGATGAACAGCACGCTGGGTGCGGACGTCAGCAAGATCAAGGTGCTCTTCGGCAACATGAGCCTGTCGAGCATCTACGCCCGCCGGCGTGACTTCAGCGTCCGGCTCTACGATCAGGTCTACGCCACGACGGACCAACTCCTCCTGCAAGGGACGATGCGGTTCGACGTGAACCACCACTCCCTCGGATCGACCAGCGAGGTCGGCCCGGTGGTGGCCCTCAAGTCCGCGGCCTCGTGATAACAGGAGCACGTCAGAGATGATCCACAGCCAGAACCTCAAGGTCGTCGGCCACACGAGCGGCCCGGTCACCGTCGGCTCGACCGCCACCACCACGATGGTCGTCGACCGCCGGAACTATGACTACGCCTCCGTGGTCGTGTCGAAGGCGCCCTCCACCGGCACGTCGTTCGCGAGCGTCCTGAAGGTCGAGGAGTCCGACGACAACTCGTCCTACAGCGACGTCGCGGCCTTCGTGAAGGACGGCGCGAGCGGCTTCACGATGGCGGCGGTGAGCACCTCGGTCGGCTCCATCGTCAAGATGGACGTCGACTGCAAGGCTCGGAAGCGGTATCTCCGCGTGACGGTGACCCCCGACGTGACCGCCGCGGTCAGCGTCGTGGCGCTCCTGTCGCGAGGCGAGGAGTTCCCGTCGACCGAGACCGAGGTCAACGTCGCCAAGTGGGTCAAGGGCTGATTCCCGTACAGCGGGACGGCCATGACGGCCGAGCAGGCGCATGGAGGCGCCCCCGCTCCTTCCAAGGAGCACTCCATGCTACTGCGTATCGGCAACGTGGAAGCCGAGGTCAAAGTGGCTGCTCTGATGAGCACGCCACGCCTCGGCTTCACGGACAACTTCTTCTGCGTCGCGCAGGCTCTCGCGCCGCATCGCATCTCGCCGATCAAGTACACCGGGGCGTTCTGGGGCCAATGCCTCCAGCGCTCGATGGAAACCGTCGTGGACAACCACGACGTGATCCTCACTTTCGACTACGACACGATCTTCACGTCGAAGACGATCGAGGCGCTGCTCGCACTCCTGATGCACTCGGGCGTGGACGCGATCGCTCCGCTCCAGACGAAGCGGGAGGCGAACGCGGTGATGTTCGCCCTGCCGGGCGTGACGCCGGAGCAGCAGACGACGGTCGACGAGGACTGGTTCAAGAAGCCCGTCCAGCGGGTCGCGACAGCGCACTTCGGCTGCACGTTCCTGCGGTGCTCGGCGCTCAAGAAGACGCCCAAGCCGTGGTTCTTGGCGAAAGCCAACGAGCAGGGCGAGTTCACGGGCGGCCACGTCGATGAGGACATCGCATTCTGGCGCGCATGGGAGTCCGCCGGCAACACGCTGGGCATCGCGACGCACGTCAGCGTCGGCCACGCCGAACTGATGATCACATGGCCCAGCCGCACCACCGAAGGCGGCAAGATTCAGCAGCACACGACCGAGTATTGGAACAGCGGCCAGCAGGCGCCGGACGGCGCGTGGGGATTCGTGGCATGAGAGTGCGGATCAAGAAGAACTTCGCGAACTACAAGGAAGGCCAAGAGTTCGACTGGGGCGACGGGATGGCCCGCGTCCTAGCCGCCCGCGGCTTGATCGAGGAGGTCCGGCCTGCTCCGCCAGAGGTTGAGACCGCGGACGCGACCGATCCTCCGCTCGAGCGGGCCGTCGAGCAGCACCGCAGGAAGCCGAAGAAATGAACGTCACCATCGTCTACGGCGAGCCAAGGTCACCGACGATCGGCATCACGCCGTACCGGAGCCTGTATCAAGCCACGCCGCCCGTGGTCGAGCCGTTGAGCCTCGCCGAGGCGAAGGCGCAGTGCAGGATCGACGACGACACCTCCGACGCTCTCGTCCAGACGTACATCACGGCCGCGAGGCAGTACGTCGAGGACATCCTCGACATCAGCGTCATCACGCAGGTCTGGCAAGCCCGCTATGACGTGTTCCCGCTGTGGGAACTCATTCTGCCCCGCCCGCCGATGCAGCCGGAGACCGTGACGGTCACCTACCGCAACGAGGCAGGGCAGAATCTTTCGCTCTCGAGCGCCGCCGGCGACTTTCAGGTCGACCGCTACACGCCGCCCGGCCGCATCTACCCGAACTACAACGGCGTGTGGCCGGCGGTTCGTGGCGACGAGAACAGCGTGGTCGTGCAGTGGACGGCCGGCTACGGCCCCTCCGGCGCCTCGACGCCACCGATCCTCCGGCAGGCGATTGCGCTCTTGGTCGCACACTGGTAC